TCGTAATTGTCGATGAACAGCGGGACAACCTCTCCATAGTGTTTGGACAGGGTGTTGATGATGTCCAGGCCGGCGAGTATCCGCTGCCCACCTGACCAGTTCTTCTCCCGGACAAGGTTGTCACCCTCGACCAGGTTGGCGATGCAGCAGGGCTCCTGCTCACCGCTCTTGAGCGTCCTGAACAGGGACCAGTGGACATGCTCGAACATCTCATTGACCGACTGCTCGATCATGGCAGAGTGGGTGAGCTTGTAGTTCCTGATGTCAGCAAGGATGGACTCCAGTTCCAGCAGGCGCTTCCTTAGATCCTTCTTCTGCTTCTTGAGTTCTTTGATGCGCTGGCGATCTCTCTCCTGGCGTTCCCAGGTGTTGAGGACCTGATTAACGCCGTTGAGGTCGGCCTGCGTAGCCTCCATTGACTGCGTGATGATCTGGATCTGCCCAGAGACATCCTCGCCCAGGGGGATCTCATCGATGCGTGCCTGGATTCCCTGCCAGACCTTATCGTCCTCGGGCTTGACCTTCTCATCGGCATCGATCAGTGCGTCCAGCTCCGCGATCCTGGCTTTAATCTCGCGGTCATGCTTGGCAGCTGCGGCCAAGACCTGCTCCTTCTGGGCGCCAAGTTTGACAACGTCTGCATCTAGCTTGTCAATTATCTGCTGGCCCTTGGTGATCTTCTCCATGAGACAATTACCCGTGTCGGTGATTTCATCCAGGCGTGCCTTCTTCTTGTTGCAGAGGTCCGCGTACAGGGTCATGGCCTTGGCCTTGGCCTCTTCGACCTGATCCGCTGGCAGGGCCTGCCCACAGGTGGGGCACCCTGTTTGGTATCCTGGCTCTGCGACCTGCTCGCTATTGAGAGATGTCCACTGCTCACGGCAGGATTGCAGCTGGTCCTGGGATCGCTGGAGGGCGTCCTTGGTCTGCCAGAGTTCGTCCTTCTTGCCCTGGATCTGCCTGTCGATGTCGCGGTGATCTGTGAACCGGTGCATCAGCCGTTGGGACTTCTCGTCCAGGTATTCCTGGATGCGGCGCGTGTCGTTGGCCAGCTCTGCCTCCCGCGTGCGCAGCTCACCTTTGAGGTTAGCGATAGCGTCCTGGGCCTGGTCGCGCTCTGACTGCTTGGCCTGGATAGTGTTTAGATCGGCATGTAGGTTCTGCAATTCGTTAAGCAGGTCTTTTTTCCTAAGCTGGGTGACTGTGAGGTCCCCGGCATCATCGGTCAGCTCTCGCTTGATCTCATCAATCCTGGGAGTGATCTGGTCCAGTTCTGTCTTGGTACGCTTCTTCTCATCAGCGCAGGCCTTGCGGTATTCGTCCATAGTCCGGCCATTGAGGTGATCCAGGAGGCCGTCAAAGCCCTGAACTCCTTCAGGCTGGCCCAGGCCGGTGAGCAGGCCCCGCTGCTGGTCCTGGGTCAATCCCAGTACGTGGCCGACATCGGTTAGCATGCGGAACCGGTCCTCATTGACTGCAGCCTTGATTTCCTGCTCGTACTCACGGACCTTCTTGGGGACTCCGTTGATGGAGCAACGCTTCTGCGGTGCCCCCTGGTGGACCTCTTTGTGGTACTCAATGCCGTCCAGCGTGACGGTGACAGCAGGGATGAGGTCCAGGTCCCCGTCAGTATGAAGGTCGAAGTCGGCCTGTCCCAGAGAGTCCCGGCCAAATATGCACCACAGGAAGGCGTCGTAGATGCTGGTCTTGCCGGCCTTGTTCGGCCCGGAGATCTCTGTGATATCCCCGAACTCGATTGTCAGATCTCGGTGCTTCTTGAAGTTCTTGAGTGTGATACTGTTGAGCTTCATGATGACATCTCCTTCTGTGTGGTGTTCTGGTTGGCGTGTTTCATCCCCAAGTTCATCCAGTGGGTGACGACTTGTTGCCAAGTGACCTCGTACCCATGGATGATGGTCCTGACAAGGGCAACTTTGCGGGCCTTCTCCAGCATCCCCTTACGAAGTTTTGTGTCCATTCTGAGCATTGTTGGCATGATAACCCCTTTCAAGAAAAACATTGTCATTGGGCTAGGCCCACCAATGCAGTGAGCCAGGGCCAAGGGCAAGGCTTAGCTTGGTTGAATCCAGCCGCAAGCGTTGCACTCTCCTGATTCAATCCAGCCGTGCAAGCTGTCCATGCAGGCCGGGCAGTAGTCATGGTCAATGCCGTAGTCAGTATCAATGCCGCGTACATACTGGGGGGCAAATTTGCGATCTACACCGTCTATACGAACGATAGTCGAGAATCTCTCCAGCGCCACAACCTCTCCAATCAGGGGGGCTTTGCTATATCCATTCCAGCACTCCACAGTTTGGTCTACTCTCAATGGGGCTTCCATAGTTCATACTCCTAATCAATGGCCTGCCTTGTTGCTGGCCTGTAAACATAATAAACCATGTAAACCGGAATAGGTCAACGATTATTTTTGGATTTTGAAGATTTTTTTTGGTCCTCTTGCATCAGGATTGCGAGTCTACGAGTACGGACCCTGTCAAGCTGAGTGGATTTGGCTGCTCCAGGCTTGTAGGAAGGGCCATGGCGATGCAGGGCGCACAGGTCAGCGTGGCTGAACTCCCAGCCCCGGCGCCCACGCAGGTATGTACTCCAAAATTCCAGGTACACCTTGGTTGCAAACAGGCTGGCCCCCAGGGAGTGCCTGTCGTCCGGGCATGCGTCCCTGCCACCTGGGCATTCACCGTTGGGACCGTGCTTGACGGTGGTGAACAGGCAGGGGCATTTGAGAATTCGCTCCACGTCTGCCATGTAGATCTCGTGGATCTGCAGGGGGCCGATAGCCGCACCGGCGTCCCCGGGGATGTCCTTGTTGCCTGACTCGATCATTGCCAATGCCATTAAAAAGCTCTCTGTGATCATTTTACTGCCTCCAAAATAGGTTGATAATACACTCAAAACATATGAACTCCTTCGGCCATATCAAAGCGGAACATGAGGGAAAACATATAAAACTCTTGACAAACGATAGCAAAACTCTACAGTAAACGGTATGCAATGCAGGAAATGCAAAGATGAAAACGCAGACCCAAAATTTAACTTTGGAGCAGCTCCGAGCTTTGGGCCAGGACCTGGCGGAGAGCCTGGAGATGGTGCGCCAGGAGTACCAGGAGAGACTGAGTCAATCCAAGGAAAACTCGCAACAGCCAAACAGCTCGTCTCTCACGTACATGCCCATATGTCGCAGTCCCATATCCACGAGTGTAGAAAGCTCATGGATGCAATGCGCATAATCGCAGACGTGAAGTCAGACCTGCACCAGACCTTGGGGCAACGATAATGGCGAAGGTAACGATTGCAACCAAAGCGGATGCCATTATCTCGATAAAGAGCATAGATATCCAACTCGAGAGACTGCGTAGGCGTTGGGATGTAACCAGAGGAGAGGCAAAGCGGGAACTAATGGATATAATCGATGCAGCATTGGATGTACGCATACAGTTTATGAAACTAAGGGATGGATAACATGAACAAAGAGCTACACCCATACCAGCAGAGGATGGTTTGCGAGGCGCAAGAATTGGATAACAGGATTGCGAACCTCGAGGAGTTCCTTGCTGGCGATCTGTTTCCCTCCTTCCCAGAGGCAGAACAGATAAGAATGAGAATACAACTGCCTGCCATGAAGATCTACAGCCAAACACTCCATGAGCGAATCAAAGCGTTTGCGGAGGGGCAATGATGCCCAAAGCGGAACTCACAATCAAACAGCAGAGATTTGTCGAGGTCTATGACGGAGATCTGAAGAAGGCTGCGAAAAAGGTCGGACTTACATATCAGTACTGCAGGAAACTTGCAACACGTCCAGACATCAAAACCGCAATAAGGAACAGGGAATCAACAAAAAACAACAAAAAGATTGCAACTAGGCAAGAGAGACAAGAGTTCTGGACACGGATCATGAACGGGAAGGTCTCTAAGACCCTGAGCAATAGCGACAAGATGAGGGCGTCAGAACTGCTGGGCAAGTCTGAGATGGACTTCGTCGAGACACATCATCACACAGGCGAGGTGCAGATGACAATTGTTGACTACAAAGATTTATGATACCCAACGAACGATTCAATTCTAACATTCAGCCATGGCAGGGCGAATTCCTCGGGGCGTTCTCCCGGGGCGAGGCTGATATGTTTGTGTTGGAGTGGGCCCGCCGGCACTGGAAGACGACAACAATCCTAAATCTCATGGTCAGAGAGGCCTGCCGGTTGCCTGGCACGGTCTATGACTATGTCGCTCCGTTCTTCAAGCAGGCCAGAGAGATTGTATGGGATGACCCCAACATGCTGGAGTCAATCCTTCCTGACAAGCGGGAGATTGGGTGGGAGAAGTCAGAGACTAAGTTCCACGTTAAGTTTGCCAATGGCTCCCTCATTCGTATACTGGGGGCTGACAAGCCTGACACGCTCCGCGGTGGTGGCTGCCAGGGCGTGTGCCTGGACGAATACGCCCAGATGAAAGAGGCTGTATGGGAGGAGATCTACATGCCCATCATGGCCGGCACGCATCATGGTGTGAACAAGGATGTCAGGCGCAGACGTTGGGTGATCTTTGGCTATACGCCCAAAGGTGACAACCACGCAACGCGGGAGTTTGACCGTGCTGCTCAGATAGCCAAATACGGTGATCCGCTGCCGACGTTCGGACGCGCAGAGCATTGTGAAGAGGGCTGGTTCGCTTCCCGGGTAACAAACGACCGGTCAGACTTCTTGGACGCGCAGTTCCTGAAAATGACTGCAGAGCGGTGGCCTAAGGCTCTGCGGGACCAGGAGATCAACTGCGCCAGGATCACTGAAGAGGAGATGACCCTGATCACCTCATCGATGATTGACAAGCTCTCCAGGGATATGCCAGAGCCGCGCGTTACCCATCGGATAATCTCCTGCGATCCATCCATGGGAGGTGATGAGTGTGCTATCAAGGTGTTCCATTCAGCTGCTGAGGTTGAGTCTGTGCAGCTGCGCACGCGCGATACCATGCGGATTGTTGGTGAGCTGCTGATCCTGGGGAATAAGTGGAAGGTGAACAGCTACGTCTTGGATGTCATTGGCATTGGCCAGGGGATCTACGACAGACTCTGTGAGCTGGAGCAGGACGACATCAACCATACAGTCCGGCAGGTAATAGGCTTCAATAGTGCAAGGAAGTCAGAGAGTACACTGACCCTTAATGCCAGGGCTGAGATGTGGTGGTACGTGATGGAGCAGGTCAATGCGTTCCTGGTGGAGTACCCACCGGACGAAGAGACCCGTAGACAGATCCCCTACGCCTCGCGGTACAAAGTCTCCAGTAATGGCTGCATTCAGATCATCCCCAAAGAGAAGATCAGAGAGCTGTTGGGGTGTTCACCTGATAGGGCCGAGGCCTGGGCCATGGCGATCTGGGGTTTAAAGGACGTGACTACAGGCATAGAATTTGACGCTAGTCGTCTACTGCCTGCTCAGGAGTTGGTTAGGAACTACAACTGGAACGGACGACGATAGGTGACCAACTATGGCTGATAGCACAACAACTCCGGATATGTCTCTAAGTCAAAGCATGGAGATCAAGCAGTTCATAACGCAGCTGGACTCCCTGCACCAATACCTTAAGGGCATGCGCAGCGACTTTGAAGCCGACTGGGAGCTGCTGATCCCGGAGTTCAGGCCAGAGATTGGCCAACTGCTCTGGTCAGGCGTTACTGCGATCCAGCATAACTCTGATCTGTTCAGTGGTTACGGGGCCCAGGCACTAAAGATCTGGGCAACCGGTATTGTGGGCAATATGTTCTATCCCAAACCCAGGTGGCTCGATGTAGCCATAGACAACCGGGAGCTGATGGACAACAGCCAGATCAAGGACTATCTGCAGGACTGGTCGCAGCAGCTGTTCTATGGATTCAACCGCACCAACTTCTATGAGGTCTTGCCCGAGGTGGCTGCAGACGCCGGTGCTGCGATTGGGTACATGACACCCGTGGACGATGATAAGCGTGGCCGGCTGCATTTCCTGCACGATCATATCGGTGATGTGTGGATCGGTGTGGATGCCCTGGGTTACCTTGACAGGGTTCACCGAGAGGTCCATTACTCAGCCGTCGCTGCCAAGGAACTGTTTGGGGAGGAGAACCTGTCCCCTGAGATCCGCCTGCACCTGCGCGATGCCAACAACCAGTTTAAAGAGCATACGTTCGTGCATTGCATGTTCCCAAACCCTGACCATGATCCAGGCCGCCAGGAGCCGTACGATGCAGCATTCCTTCCCGTGGCATCTGTCTACTACGAGAAGAGTACCAGGTGGATGAATGAACGGTCTGGCATCCGTAGCATCCCAATGGCCTACAGAGTCCACAAGTACGCTCGTCAGTGGTATCCCTACAGCCCGGGGCAGTCTGCCTTGACTGATGTGTTAACCGACAACATGATGAGCAAGAGCCTGAACTACGTTAGTCAGCTCTCAGCTCAGCCTCCCCTGGTTGCGCCCGAGGCACTGAGACGACAGGTTCAGGCCATCCCCAATGGGTTCACGTTCTACAAGGAGTCCCAAATTGGCCAGATTGCTCCGCTGTACCAGAATGCCCTGAACTATAGCATTCCCAAGGAGGAGCGTGATCTGGTGCGCCTGAGCATTGATAAATGGATGTCCACGCCATTTTTCAACATGATGACGCAGATCATGCAGAAGACAGGCCAGCCTCCGACCGCATTCCAGATCAGCCGGGCAGAGGCTCAGAATGCAATCCTACTGGGCCCGCAGGTCGGCAGTCTGATCAACGACATTGGCGACCCTTCAGTGGATGCTGTTTGGGACTGGGAGACCCGGAACTCCACCGTGCCAGAGATGCCTGCTATCCTCGAGGATTACTTATTTGAGCAGCTGGAACGGACAGGGATTGCCAAGGTTGAGACGATCAACGAATACACTGGCATCCTGGCCCAGAACCAGAGCCGAGTGATCAAACAGCAGAACATCATTGATGCCCTGAGCTTGTCTGGCATGATTATTGAGCAGTATCCTGAGGCTCAACACGTACTGAAGGCTTATCCCCTGATGCGTGGCGCCATGGACTCTACCAACATCGACCAGGACACAATCGCCGAGCAGGCCGAGTACCAGGAGATTGTTGACCAGATCAAAGAAGATGAGCAGTTGATGCAGCAGGCGGCACTGCAGAAGAACACGTCCGAGTCATACAAGAACATGACAGGCGCACCAGAAGAAGGGAGCCCGGTGGCGGCATGAACAGACGATCATTCATAAAAACAATATGTGCGGTAGTGGCGTTGCCTGGATTGGCAGTTGCAAAAGCGCGCAAGTGGCGTGACTATAGCGATGGGCCTAAGGCAGATCCGACATCTATGTCTGATGTTCCTATCTACCTCAGCGTGACCTGTGGCTGTGGAGCAAATGAGCTGCTGCCCTATAAGGATCAGGCTGCTTGGAGGTGTTCAAGGGGTAGTGAATGGCGTTTGACCATTGACGGGGACCTAAGCCATATAGATTGCAAGCCATCTGGCAAGTGTGATGGGATTGCAGAGGCATTTATAACCGGTTAGGAAAGAAGAAGGTTATGGTAGCAGCAAACGAAGTGATCATTGATCCACGCGGCAAGACGACCAGAGTTCAGAGGCCTCCAGTTCCGTGGGCGTGTGTGTGTAATTACTCTGACGTGATTGTACTGCCCAAAGCAAAGGGCGTGTTAGTGTTCAAGTGTCCCAACTGTGGTCGGACGTATAAGCTGGTGTTCGGCCCGGATGGCGGAGATATGTATCAAATGAATTAAGGAGTACAGCCGTGGCAAAAGGCAAAGGAAAACCGAAAAACGTGGTGCGATCGGGCATTGATGAGACCAAGCCCGTCGTTCCTCCCGTAAAGGCCAGGGAGCGGAAGAAGGGTCCTGCAACGCAGGCCTGGGCCGAGACCGTGAACAATGAGCGATACATCCGGGTTGCGGTTAAACGCACAGGTGGGTACAGAGCGAACATCCACCAGGAAAGTATCAATGATGCAGAAGAGCGGATGAAAGCCGACAAGGACTGGTGCAAGCGTGCCAAGGGACGCCCCCAAAGGCTGCGCAAGGCCGAGGATGGCTGGGATGAGCAGATCCACATTCCAGGCTATGACAACGTCGATCATGGGTCAAATCAAAGAGATGTCGAGCCACGGTACTCCAAGGGCTGATGGGGCCCTGGGGTAAAGACAAGTTTATCACCAAGGAAATGATGCGGGACTTCCACGCCGTGTTCTTTGAGGACGAGCGTGGACTCCGTGTCTTACAGTGTCTTGGCGAGCATATGCACTTTTTCAATGATGATCTCGAAGAGGGCGAAGCATTACACCTTCGCAATATGTTCGTTAAGATCCTGGTGATGTCTGGCGTTTGGGTACAGCCCAACGGAGAGAAGATACTAACAGGCCTCGAGAAGGAATCATGGCTCAGGAGTATCGGCAGGTTCATCTTTAGGACCCCAGCTGATCCGGAGCAGGCACAGAAGGGCAGACTGGCCCAGTTAATGGAGAAAAAATATGGCAGGTGAAGAAGGCGGTTTCGACATTTCAACAGTAATTGATGGGCAAGGAAACTTTGTAGAAGGATGGCAGCAGAACGCCCCTGACGACTTCCGGGAGGCTCTCGGTGATTCCAAGTACTATGATACTCAGAAGAATGTGTTCTCCGCACTCAAGAGCGGTTTGGAGGCTTCGCGCAAGGTTGGCGAAAAGGCTCCGGAACTGCCCAACAACGAGTCGAGCGATGAAGACTGGGACACGCACCTCCAGAAGCTCGGGGCGCCAGGGAAGGATCAGGACTACGGTCTAGAGTTCAAAGACCTGCCCGCGGCCCAGCAGGCGGTTGTTGATCAGAAGGAAGATCTCCAGGTCCTAACGGGGATGCTGAAGGAAGCAGGCGCCCCAAGCCGCGTTGCAGCCAAGGTTGTAAAATCATTCCTGGAGCAGAAGGCTGCGGCAGACACCAAGGCAGACGAGGCCCTGGCTGCCCGCGTGGCTGCCCTGAAGGAGTCCTGGGGCGATAAGGCCACAGAGAACCAGGGCATTGTCGATGGAGCAGCCAAGTCGTTCCTGACCGATGGTCAGCGGGAGTTCCTCGCCGAGTCTGGCATGCTCGAGCATCCGGTGTTCAAGTCCATCCTCCTGGAGATTGGTGCCCGGATCAAGACTGGCAGGGTTCTGCCTGGCGTCCCAACATCTGGTGGGGGCAATCAGAGTGAAGGTGGTTTGGCTGGAGCTTTGGGCATTAAACCAGATTAACCTTGACAAATGCAGTAAAAGTATTACGGTAAAAACAGTAGTGCAGACAATCAGAGATGACCTGCTTTTGACCCTCGCAAGAGGCCCGTAGCTGGGAAAAGTAGGACGGCCCGTTTGTTGCGGATAACCATCCGTTCGATCTAATCTGTATTAAGGATTAACGAGATGACGACTTTCGCAACAAGCGGGGGCATGTCCCTCATCGAACTGGCCAACCGGTCAGCAAACCAGAAACTGCTGAGAATCATCAACGCAATTTCTGCAACCAATCAAATCATGCAGTTTGCCCAGTGGACCGAGTGCAACAACGGTCGCACGTATGTAGGCACTCGGCGTACCACTCGCATCACTGGAACGTGGCGAGACTATGACGAGGGCGTGGCCGGTGGCACAACCACGACCGAGCCGTATGAAGAGCCCACAAGCACCCTGGCCCATACTTTCCAGATCGATAAGGATCGGAAAGCAGACGCCCCTGATCCCATGAAGTTCGTCAACGACGAGATCGAAATGGAGATGCGGGATCTGCAGGTCCAGGCGATGACTGCGTTCTTCTATGGAGATCGTGCCACGGACTCCAGCTTCGCCGGCAAGATGGTCAACGGCCTGTCGAACCGCACGGACTGGAACACGCTGTCCAGCTCGTACGTTTATGACAATGCCGGAGGCAACGCATCGGCCACGGAAAATAAGACATCGCTGTGGATACTGAGCTTTGGCCCGAACAAGCTGGAACTGTGCTATCCCCGCGGATCAGCCCCGGGTGGTCAGGACCCTGCAGAACCAGACGCGCAGGGTTGGGGCATCCAGATGAAGCTCCTGAACAAGGACACCGGCGAGGACTCCAGTGGGAACATCTTCCCTGCTGACAATATCTGGTTCCAACAGCGATGGGGTCTTGTAGCTCACGATCCCCGTTACATCGCCCGCGTTGGCAACATCTCCACGACCAACATTGATGAGGCCGATGACTTTTCCTTTAACGAGGACTACATCATTGACGCCATCAGTGCGATACCCATGGCACATCGGGCTGGAACTGTGGTCTGTGGCAATGCTTTGATGGAAGCACAGATATGGAAGGCAGTCAAGAATAGCGGTTCTCGCAACTTCACCGAGGGCGTTGATGCCTTTGGCCAGCGTGTGCCTGCGATCTGCACCCTGCCGTTTGTACGCTGTGATGCCATCGTTTCCACGGAGGCCACTCTCAGCTAGGCAACGCTCTGGGATAAACCGCTGATTGAACCTTTTTTAAGGATTTAGAAATGAAAGATTACGAAAGAGAAATCTGCTCCGAGCAGGCCTTCACCACGGCGGCTGTTTCGGAGAACACCTGGGACGTGGACGCTGCAGGCAAGAACCTGGGTAATGCCCAGATCTACGCACATCTGCGCGTGACCACGGCTTTTGAGACGCTGACCTCCGGTGTGAGGATTCACATTGTGGACTCTGCCGCTGAAGCACTGACTGGCGACAGGGCAATTGCGACCTTCACCTCCACTGCTTGCAGCGATGATGCTGTCATTCCCGCAGCAGATCTAACTGCAGGAACTCACCTGATCGTTGCCTTGCCGCCTGGTATTGCCAACAAGCAGTATCTGGGCCTGGCCTTTGTGCCTGTCTCAGAGGCTGCTACGGCAGGCGCGATCACTGCCTGGTTCTCCGAGATCGCTGGCGAAGTTAATTTGCAATAACCTCCTTCTGGGGCCTGCCGGGACCGCACGTCCCGGTGGGTCTTTTTTGAAGTTGGTACAAAGTGAAAGGTTTACTGATGAAGAAGCTATACATTGGCCTGATTGTACTCGTTCTGGGTATGACGGCATGGTCAGCATACACTGCAAGCTGGGGCCGTGGCCCCCGGTACGATCCACACTTCTGGAATTGGCCCAACGGTGGTGGCAATAAGTGGATTGCCGAGACAGAGGATTACCTTGACGGCACTCTACCCATCACGCTTACGTCTCCTGTTGTTACGCAAAGCGTCGAGGTGTTTGATGGCAATGACACACTGACCGCTGCTGAGACAGGGAAGGTTTGTGTGTCCATTGGTCATACGGGCGCGGTCGATGTCAACACCCTGACATTGACCTTGCCGGCTGCTGCTGCAGGCCTGAACTTCACTTTCGTCGATGCGAACGCAACTGCCACTGATGACCTCTGGATCACTGCTGGGACTGGGGACACTATCAACGGCGGCACTGCGGCAAAGAGCTTCAAGAATACCGGGGACGTGGTAAATGCGAGCTGCGTATTCACTTGCCGGGACGGCACAGATTGGATTGCGATGCCCAGTGCGATCGGCACCTGGGCCAACGACAACAACTAGCATCATTCTGGGTTGACGGGCGGCAAAGGTTTTGGGCCGGAGCCGCCTTAACCTTAACGGAACGTATTTTAGGAGTCATGTAATGGATTTTTGTAAAGGTAGAGTTTTACTTGCAGGACTCCTGCTGTTGTCGATGGTAGTCCTGCTGGCGGTGGGCCCTTTTGTCAGTTGGGCTGAGCCACTTGATACGTATCATCAAGGTTGGAGTTTAGTCAGAGAGACGGCCAACGAAGATGGCGCCAATTTCGCAGCAGTCTATGATTTGACCGGTGGGGCCGGGACCAGCAACTTTGCCGGAAAGGATACCAGTAATGTTGCCAATGGCGGGCCTTTCCACATCCGTCCGACTGGGTATCCGATTCCCGTCTCTGCTGGATCACGCTGGCAATTCGCTATATGCGGTGAGGCTCGTAATGGGGCCGACGATACCTTTAGCTTTGACATCGTTGGCTGGGCAACTACCAATGGCATGTTACAGAAGATTGTCGAGGGCGATGGGGTACTGGGCACGCAAACGGTAGTCACCTACCCGGACGACGGGGCCACTGCAATAGGTGGCATCGCAAGCGTGACAGGAGTGACATACGACCATACAGGCAACGGTGGAGGTGAGCAGCTATTCACTGACACTGACGACGTTGGCGCCTTTGACGGGGCGGTAGCGGGCATGATGGCCTATGTGACCGGTACGAATATCACCAGTGGTATCACTGAGATTGGCACGGTAACAGACGCAAACAATATGCTGATCGCTGTTACGGCTACCGATGATGCAACCGACGCTACGATTGATTTCCCTGTAGCTTATTGGGCGGATACCATTACCCTCGACGCCACGACCAAATGGCCCAAGGCTCAAGGTGACTTGGCCGGCATCAATGTGTACAACAGCGGCGCGAATCAGATCGCAATTGTTGAGGTTCAGACGGCAGGTCTGGAGTGGCTGCAGTTCGTTGTCTATGATGCCGACGGTGCCACTGGAGAGCAGGCCGGGAACATTACTGTCTACGGTCGGCGGATGTAATCATGACAATCTCCAAGACAGAGATATTCAATAAGTCGTTGATGCTTTTCGGTGGGCCGAGTCAAACGTCGTTCATTGACAACGCTGAGACCGACAACAGTACACAGGCGGTCTGGTGTCGCATTGTCTACGTCAGTTCCATGGACTTCTGCGCGATAGATCTGCAGCCCGGGATATTCAAGGAATACCGGGCCCTAGATGAGACCAGCGACAGCCCAGAGTCTCTGGATTGGGAGTACGCATTTGACAAGCCCTCTGAGTACATCCACTTGGTAAGGCTGACCAACGCAGAGGACCGGACGCAGGAATACGACTTCGACGATATTGGAAACTATCTGTTCTGTGACTTTGAAGAGCCTATTGCCGAGCTGATCATATCGCCCGAGGACAGTGACATAGTGAAGTGGCCGCCTGGTTTTGCACAGATGGTTGCTGCCCGCATAGCAGTGCAGATCGGAGCGCTCTGGAAGCCTAAGATGATGCCTCTGGCAATCCAGGCGTATCAGGCCGCACGGCGTGAAGCCTTCGAGGCCTTACCCGACCATATCCCGAAGACTCCAGTTTGGAATGAGAATACATGATCGCGGAATTTAAAGGAGATGTTGAGAGTTTGCGGGGCGTGGTAGACCAGTGGATTGGCGAGTCAAACGCTAGGGTCATACACTCTGTGTACATTGACGTGTTTATGCGTCACTTTCAGAGCCTTATAGACGATCCTGATTGTGTTCTGTTTGCCCTGTACAGCGATGGCCGGCCTGTAGGGTTCATAGGTGGCATGCTGTTCATCTCTCATTTGAATGGCAAGCTGTGTGCGAATGAACAGAACTGGTATGTGATGA